CCTGCCATTGACGCTGCTTTACCTGCTGCACCTGCTGGCAACATGGTTACAGCCATACCACCAAGCACATTAGATGCTGTGCCTAACCATGTACGCCAATCTTTAGCACCTTCGCCAAAGCTCATATCATCATTGATGATATCTTTCGCCATGGCTTCGCGCATTTCAGGCGATAAGGTTTCGTATTGCTCATTAGCCCAATTCTCTAATGAACTTGCTGCCTTTTCTGCACCAACGAAATTCGCAGCACCAGCCAAAGTTTGCAAAGCGCCTTGTTGAGCCATATCAACAACGTCACCAAACGTTGATGTGTTTTGATTGCGTTCCCTTTCCTCAACTAGACGCATCGCCTCTCTGAAATCCATCGGTATCCCCTCTTATTCTGCATAGGAAATAGACAGGGGAAGTATAACCCCAACCGCACCGATTGGGGATTTTTGTTTACGTTCGATGAATTATCGATTAGCCAAACCTAATGCCATGTAGCGTGCGGCTGGTGGCGCATTTTTACGCTGCTCTTCTACTCGTTGAGCCTGAGTTTTTAAGTTATCTCTGGCGTTACTTGTTAGCTTATCGGCTGCGCTATAAAAGCCACTATAGTTAAGCCAATCCATTGCCTGTTGTTGTTCTTCAGGACTCAAGTTCGCTGCCTTAATTGCTGCAAGCTTTTCTTGATAAGTTCTATCAGAGTTTAGGATTTCCTCTCGTAAAGCCTCTAACTCGCCTTGATTTGACGGTTCACCTTCTGTCTGTCCGGCGGCCTTCTTCTCGCTATTGGTGAACTCTTGAGACTCGCTTATCAGCGTTTCATTAGATGGCTTTTTCTTGATGATATCTTTACTTTTAATCATCTCTTGAATAGCCTTATTTACCTGATCAGGCGTCGCGGCTGGGTTTTCCATTAGATAAGACTGAAGTTGCGCTTTGCTGCCCGCTTTGAACTCATAATCTGGATATGACTCAACAAACGCTTGCGCTCGTTTTCTTGCCATATTTTGCGCTTGTTCCTTGGTTAAATATTGAGGATCATAACCTGTTAGTGGCAAATACATCATCGTATGACGCTCTAGTGCCTTCTCCCTTTCTCGATTCAAGCGATCAATTTCGGCCTGATAATCTTGCTCCTTATCGAACATATTGCGGTCAAGTTTGGCAATCTGTTCATCATACTTACTATTAATTCCGTTTTGTTCAGATAGCTGTTGCTTCGCCAATTGAGCCATTGAAGAAGATGAACCACTAGAGCCTGAGCGACTAGAACGGCCTGAACGACCACCATATACAACATTGCCATTTTCATCGAAGTTCAGAGATCGACCTGTTTGAAGTTGACGCCAGTTGTTCAACTCTTCACGGTTTAAATGTTGACGAGTATCAATAAGGGTTTTCATGCGATTACTAAACTCTGACAACGGTACAACTAAGATATTGTCATCAGGTTTGCTTGTTCGGTTTTGAGTAACCGGAACAGTGACAGTTTTGCCATTATCAAGCGTTAAATCTTGCTCAATAACTGCCCCACCGCCTTGGGTGATTCGAACTGCCGAAACTTTTCTCTCAACTATTTGATGTTGCTTACCATCCTTATCCGTGTAGATCGTAGGTAAACCTTTTGCCTTGGTGATTTCAGGCATCAATGTTTCCACTGCATTGATCAACATTGGGTCATTTTCTGCTGGCATTTCACCTTGTGCCATTTTGTTGAACAAAGTCGCCGCCTCACCTAAAGCCTTGCCAGCATCACTACCAAGAATGTTGTTCACATCAAATTGAGGGTTTTTAGCTACATAATCTGCAAACTCCGGCGTCTCCATTAAGGAAAAATCGCCGCTGGCAATCGCCTTATCAATCGCTGGAAGGAAGATTGTTTGAAAACCTTCTTGGCGTTCCATAAGTGTTTTCTTATGGTTATATTCTTCCTGTTGCTGCTTAAATGTAAGCTCTGCTTGCGCCCACTGCTTTTCTTGTTGTTTTCGGCTTTTGGCTTGCCAATCTAGATCATCTTTACGCTGTAACTTTTGTTGTTCTCGATCTTCAAGCCCTTGCTGCCAACGAATATCTTCTCGCTGTTGCAAGATTTTCTTTCGTTCTCGGTCTTCGTTGTGCTCCTGTCTCCACAACTCACGATCTTGCTGGCGGTTGTGTAGGTCAATTAATCCTGCACCAACTCGAACGCCTTCATTAAAACTACCAATAACGTTTGCCATGAAAAAAAACCTCTAAAAAAACGACGCAGCTAGACCACCAAGAACGGCACCAATTGCACCACCAGCAACAGTACCAACGACAGGTACAACACTACCAATTGTTGCACCTAGAGTTGCACCAGTACCGATACCTGACGCAATACCTTGCTTGTATTGCTGTTTAAGCTGCTCGTTCACTTGTTTGCGCTGTTGCTCTTGGTTAGAAAGATTTCTATAAGTATCAAGCGAACTTCTCGCGTTATTTCGACCAATATCAATTAGACCGTATCCCATATTAACCCCCTAAACTCCACCAACTGAGTTAATTAAGTTTCTGCTTCCTGACGAAACACCCGTCATCAATCCGACTTGTAAATCGTTTATGGCTTGGCGAGTGTTGTTATTAGTTGAAGCTAGCGCAAGCGCGTTATTCATTTCCAAGTTTCGTTTTTGCTGATCAGTTCGAAGATCACCTAAACCATACTTTCTAGTTGCATTTGCAGCATTGATATTGGCTTGTTCTAAGTTCTTCGTGGCATTTGCGTTATTTCTATCTAACTGCTTATTTAACAAATTATCGGTCATAGCAAGATCGATAAGTTGATTCTCATATTGTTGGAAGCGCTTTAGATAATCTTCGTACTGCTTTCTCGTAAGATTCGCGTATATGTATTCAGGATTACCATAAGCGTTAACCATCATGTTTGAAAGATTATCGCTTTTAACACTGGCGGTTGGAGAGGTTGTGGCTGGCGCGGCTGAACGGCCAGTATTTGGATTGTAATAACCTAATTCACCCTCTTGAGGCATGATTATTTTCTCCTAACGTTTAACTTAAACCGTATGAACTAGCGCCGCCCATTGGCGCAAAGCCATCGTCTGATTTCATACTTTTGTAAGTATCTGGTTTGAAGTAATTACTTAATCCCTGTCCAGCGCTTGATAGCATCTCTTTGCCTGTATCGGTGCCAGTAAGTAAAGAGGCACCAGCGCCAGCAACCGCCGCCGGAATAGATACGGCGTTAGCTTCATCAATTGCAGCTTGGTTGGCCTTACGCGCTGACGCCGCCGCAATATCGTTAAGCCCTGCCGTGGCTTGAGTCGCCTGACCTCGCCCCATTGCAACTACGTTTTGAAGATTGCCAGTAAAACGCTCGGTTACGTTGTGTTGGCCTTGCGCAGTAGTTTGCACCTCGTTGGCATTAGAGCCTGAGATTATGTCGTTTGAAGCGCTAGACGCCTTACCTGAACTTGGATTAAAGCCAGATGCCGACAATTGTTTTTGAGTCTGATTGACAGCCGAACTCGTTGCACTATTCGACGTTGTATTGGCCGCTCCTGCTATTTTTTCGTAGTTTGCCTCGTCCCCCATTTTTTCGGTGATACGCATATATTCGTTTTCAATTGGAACAAACACCTCTTGATATCTATTCCACTCTTTAGCTGCTACTTCTGCTGCTGCAATCTGATCGGCAGTTGGTTTTGCTTTTTCTGGCCCTTTACCCATTGTTTACCAGCCTTTTCTCAAACCTGATTAAACCTTGCTCATTGTACCCTACTTTTTTAAATCCGTGAGCACGCCAAAGCCTGTACACACCTGCTCTTCGAGCCAATGAAACAATCTTTTCTGCTCCCACATCTTTAGCAAGTTGATAGTACGCATTAATGTAATCTGATATGCCATGCCCGTTATCAGACCATCCAAAAACCACATACATAACTATCTCGTTATCTTCGTGCGTCACCTCCAAAACTGCGCCACAACGCTCACCAACAAACAAGTGTGCATCACCACTATCCAACTTACTGATCACCTCTTTCGGCAAATCCGGCAAATCATCACGACCAGCCACGTAAACAAGCTTTCTCACAAGCATGTAGATATAATTGTTGTGATCAACTTTAGCGAACCGCACTTTTTACCCCTGAACGATCTAGAGCGCCTTAACAAAATGGCGCTATTCCAAAAGCACTAAACCTAAGCTTTGTAGGCGAGCACTAATCCAGATGAGTTCCACACATGCCAAGAATTGTTTTCGTGGTTTCTTGCACGCAAACTAACCTTATAAGCCTTACCAGCCGGAAGACTATGCCGCCAGATCGGTGAGTTTTGAGCGCTTAGACCACCAACATCTTGAGTATGAACAACCTCATCATTAATTAAAAAATCAAACCATGCACCGAACGTAGTCACATACACACTCCCCCAAACAACCTCACGATCCCAAGTAGCCATTGGAATATCTACTGAGTAGAGCGTCTGAATTAGTCCTGTAGTACTTTCTGTCTTCATAACCGTGTACGGATAAGGCTTTATTACATCACCAACGATCTGATTAACATTGAGACGACCTTGAATATCGCAAGAATCAGTAATCGTAACGTTCCTTAGCACACCAGAAGTCGCGGTAATTTTCCCCGAAACATCAGCATCAACCATTTTTGCCACACCAGCCGCGCTCACATAGAACTTGCTGTTCGGGTCATTAATCGTTGACGCTCGTAACGTTACGTTTGCGATCACTGTATTTGCTTGCACGCTTGTTGCCACTACATCGCCAGCAACCAGATCTCTAATGTCTGCAACCTTGATTGATGCAGTGTCGATTGCGAGTACATATTTTGGCGGAGCTGTACCAACTTGACCGCCGTTAACCCAATCCTGATAGGCTGGGTTTTTGATAGTGCCAAAAACCGGAACGATGCTGTTGCTACCTGTACCACCAGTATTCTTGTCGTAAGCGACTTTAAACCCTGCGTTCTTAACAACAAATTCTGCGTTTGCTGTGCTCGTATCAGTGGAAGACTTGGCTATAAGAGCAACACTAGCCGTCATTCCACCTATGCTTGTTTTAACGCCCCACAACGCAGAATAGCCATCATCAAGATCGGCCAATGCTTCACTAATCTGTGTGACTGAAGATGAAACGCCGTTAACCGTTGCATTAACTTTTCCAATCTCGGTACTAATCGCCTGATCGGTTTGCGCTTCAGTGTAATAGTTGTTGGCTAAGTTACTCTCAACCTCTCCAATTTTTGAAGACAATGAATTGGTTGCAATATTGATCGCCTTTTCAGTATCAACCCACGTTTTATAGTTGGTTGATAGATTGCTCTCAACTCCTTCAATTGACGCTGACAACGACGTATTTAATTGAGAAATTGCTGACGTTAGCTTGGCGTTCGTCGCGTAGTTTTGCTCAATGCTTGAAATCGAATCGCCTAACTGAGTTTCGAGATCTAACTTGGCTGTAGATATAGCCTTATCAAGCTCAACTTGAGTCGCAAACTCTTGGCCTACCTGCGCAAGAATTGACTCCCCATTAGACTGAATTTCTGACTTAACAGACTCTCTTAATGCCGATAACGCGCTATCAACTTCAACCTTCGTTGCGTACTCTCGTTTGATCTGAGCAAGAATTGATGTCTCGTTTTCCTCGATCTGAGAAGTAACCGACTCTCTTAAAACCGCCATTGCCTTATCGGTTTCAACAGCTGTGTAGTAGTTGGTTTCAATCTCGGCCCTTAATGTCCGGTTCTCTTCTCTGCGAAATGCGCTTTCCTTATCAACAGTTACAGCGTTTTGCATAGCTGCTTCCGCTAATAATACGTCGATATTCTCAATAGTTTCTGCGTCTGGAATGGATGAAAAATCAATGCCTTCTAATGCCTCCGGTAAAGGAATTAGTTCGGGATGTTCTTCCATCTCCTTAATGATCAGGTCAAGGTAATATTGAGGGTCAACAACGCTCTTTGCATGAGTACCATTAATTGAGTTAATCGCTGAACGTTCGCCTTTTAGGTTTACGAACTTGATCCAATAGTAATAATCACCCGTAGGCTCAATCGGCAATGACGCAACGCTAGACGGAGTTGTTTGCACCACAATAGCATTTGCAAATACGTTATCTCTTGCTTGATAAATTTCGGTGTAAGCATGGCCTTTATATGGCGCGGTATCCCACGAAAGCAGTGCGATACCAAAGCCAGATTTAACCACTAAGTTTTGTGGTGTGGTTGGCGTCTGAACTTCCTCACCAACAATCGGATCACCACTACCGCCGTCCGAACTTGGGATATTAATTGTGCTCTGTAATTTACCGTTTCTGTAGTCAGCAAAACCGAGCTTTTTCATATCTTCCCAAAGGACGGCTTTTTTGCCGCCCTCGCCACGCATACCGATCAACTGTTCCAAGTTGTCGGCAACTGCATCCATTACAGCGTCACTTCCTTTCTTGTGGGGAATAGATTGGAATTTACCCTTTAGCTTTTTGCCGCCTTGTAATGTACGAACTGCCATTTACCCGTAAACCTCTGCCATACTAGAAGCAATGATCACCTCTTCTAATATTCCAGTGCCATAAACTTCAAATTGCCATGAGTTGCCCCTTGCTGGTGGAATGCGTATAGGTCGATTAGTTAACGTACCTATCTCGTAATCTTTGATGACGACTCCATCAACGATAATTTTCATTCCAACCAATGCCGGATCTTCCGCTCGGATATACAGCGTACTAAGTGTTGGATACATGGCGTAATACTCTTTAGAACGCCAAACATACGCTTTAGGTTGGCCCTTGTTCCATTCAGCCAATTTTGTTCCATCTTCGCTTCGAACATAAAGCGTACCTGTCACTAAGTCAGTAAATCCAAGGTTTGAACCTAGAGAATGGAACGTAATGCCACCCGTTTTAGGGTCGAATATGAACGACTTATCAAGCGCCTTTCCGTAAAAAGCCAAATACTTTCCATCGTAGTAGTAAGCTTCAATGGTTTCTGGCTCCAATGCTTCCCACTGCTTAGAGTCAATAATATCTTTGGTAATTAGCTCAACGTCTTGACCAGTGAACGCACAAAGGCCATGAGGAGACGCATAGATAATTAGGTTGTCGATATTTCTCATGGAGCGCTTGGAAACACACGCTTGCATAGACTCAAGCTTTCGCCCACTGATCGCATCACTGGTGATACCTTGGAACACCCAAGGGTAACCTTTCGTGCCAACCAATAGCATATTGCTCACTGATTCCATTGCTACGATTTCGTGCTCTGTTGTGAGCTGATAATCTACAGGCCATGCGTGAAGCAAATACGGCTCACTAAAACAAACAGTTCGGTCATAGCCACCAGCCATAATTCCGTTAGGCATTAGGGTTAAAAACCGTAGCTTTTTGTTAGGCATTTCGTATTTTTCACTTTCCAGCGGGAACCCAAGATCATCGGCTGACTTATCATCCACAAACGTATTTTGTGAAATCGGAATTTCCCCAACCAGATAGAAGTCAGAAACACCACCCTCTGTTGACGTTCTATAGATTCGACGTTTAGTGATATTGCCGGATAAAACACCTTCACTGTGAAATGTCAGCGTAACCGTACTCTCTGGGAACTTAATTTCAGCTTGATTGCTGATCGGAGATTGCGCCCCTTCCTCTTCTTGTTCGCTAACAAGCGTGTAGACATAAAAACGAGTTTCGTCGTCAGTTGCTTCGTCTTCTTCTGGTAGAGGATCTGGAGCATTTACTTTTGCTGTCACGCCATGCTCTGGCGCTGGCACTCCTAATGGATAAGAGTCAACGGGAAGATCACCAACACCATTAAATATCTGGTTATTGGTAACGCGAACTCCGGTATCACTTGTAAAATAAACACGGTTCCAAGGGTCACCAACAATTGGCGACACAACCACATCAACATCAGTTTTCCACTTGAACCACCAATCTAAAAACTTATAAACCGTTTTATGGCTTTCCGTTAAGCCTTCAGTAGTGTCCTTCAAGCCAAGGTAAGGCTGAAGGTTTCCAACCGGAAACTGACAATCTACCGCTTTTGTGGCGTATTCATTTGGTAGGAGTCTCGGCGTCTGTTTTGGCCGTTCTCCAAAGAAAGTAGCGACGTTAATTCTAGGCATTATTTACCTGCTCTCTCTTTGTAATCAGCAACGGCTTTCAATCCGGCAACATCAGCCTGTAGAGCGCTGATATCTTGGCGAATATCTTTTACATCAGTGCCAATGTTTTGCTGAGTCGTCTCGATACTGTTCAAGCGATAATTCATCACATAGCCAGTCCCAACTATCGAAGCACACAACATCACAACGCCTAGTGGATTGTTGTTTAGTAACTTCTCTAACATCTTTCGCCCCTTCCAATTCGGGGCACTTTCGCACCCCGTCATAAACTGCAATGCTTGACCAATAATAACTCGGAATAAAAACACTTTCTCGATTGAAAACATAAATCATCAATCGAGAATCTTAGGCTTCTAAAAATTCGAATGGAGTTTGCATATCCCCCTCTGTCCAAGTGGCGTATTGATTAAATAGCTTTTCCAATCGAATAGCATAAGCATCTTTAATTTGCTGGATCTGATTGTACGTCAGTCTTACAGGTTCATTATTTGCTGCAATCCAGACCGTCTCTTTATCCAGCATATTATTGCGCTCTGCATACCATAGCGTTTCATCCATGTTGTTCCGGTCAACTTGGCGAACTTGGAATTCATATCCATGAATAAAGATGTTTGATAGTTTTATTTCATCTCGCAAAGCTTGCGCCTTGTTCCGATGAAACTCCGCGATCACATTGTCAGGCTTTCTCTCGACAACTGGCGTCTTGGTAACGGTAAATTCTTCGTCATTGACCAAATAATCGTATTCACCATTATGAGTGTAATAATTAGCGTCGTATGGCACTTCAATCACTTCATAAACGGCGCGGCGATTTTGCATATCGATCACTGGCCGCGCTGGTGGCAACGTGGCAACTTCTTCACCATCTTCGCCAATAGTGATTTCAGGAACAAAGTTCTCTACATCCACCAGCCATTGAAGATACTGATCGTGGTTTACTTGAAAATCTTCCCAAGCAATTGCTCGTTCAAGCTCTGGCTTAACAACTTGCTCCCAAGACTTACGCTCACCGCGTCTTTGGTTTACATCATGAAAAGTAATCTCTTCAGGCTTATTAAGAACAATGACCGTGTATTGCTCGGTTATAGGGGAAGGTTCCTCCCCCTCTGTGTAGCCAATCACTCGTTCTCGAATATCTTCAGCATAGTAATGCCGGATATTCTCATCAATATCGGTTAAGGCCGTGTAGTCGGTATCAATGATCATAAATCCACCCCACTGACTTGAGAACCAGCACGAGCTTTATTCTTTGTGTAACCGTATGGAATTGCCAGCTCATGCGTACCATATAAACAAGTATCGCCATTGAGGTTTATGAATGTTCCAATACCATCAATGATTCGAATTGTTGAATCGTCACCCCAACCGTCACTCTTGCCTTGATAACTTTTTACTGTCGTGTCTAAAGAAACTGAGTCACCACCGCCGTAATACACTTCACCATCATCCCCCATATACATACCGCTCCAGTTCCATCCAGCATTATTGCCATTTGCTTTAAATATCTGGCCTTTCAGTGGAACGTCTGCTTTTATGACATAGACTTCACCTTGCTTAACTGGGCTAGACGCTGTATTCACATCTTTAACTATCAAGTTCTTCCAAACCAACTCATTCCAAGCAAAGTTCAATGAACACTGTTGATTAGCAGCAGATTGATACCATAGAGCTTTAACTGCTGGAGAGTCATTGTTAGGGCGAGGTTTATCAAATGGCTCTACTTTTTTAAGGTCACCAACATGAATTTTACCATCATGCTGAATTGGTATATTAATCCAGTCAGATAAAGACATGCCGGCTCCACCAACACTTGAAGTTGGCACTTTGCCAATGAGAGATTCAACTAATAACGCCCCCCAAGTAATGGCATGAAACCCACCACTCTGTGCAACCGCACCTAATCCACCAGCACTATTCAACACAGGTTTGTTAGTAGAACCCTTAGTCTGTTTAGCAAAAGCTGTGTAGCTGTAGAGTGTAATCTCCTCTGCGCCAGTGAATCGACCATCTAATGTGTTGGTAGTCATATTCGCTGTTAAGTCTGTAGTAACCCAACTACCGCCATTATTCGATGTGATTTTCACATGCACTAAGGATTCGATAGCCTTGCGGGTTAGCGGATGATTTTTACTACTTCCGTCTGGGATAAGTGGAATCCAACCACCTAACCAACCATTAGCTAATGCAGGAGTAGCAAGAATCTCAGCAGGGTTACCAATCACATCTACTTGAGTGAAGTTACCTGAGACTGGGATGTTGGTAGGTTTGGTCACAATTACATAGACGCCATTAGCAACAGTTCCTATCACATCAGAGTCGCCAAATGCCCCATAGCACCAGATGTTTAATTCATTACCATCAGAGGGAGTACTCGCAGCTTTACCATACATGATGAAACCTGTAGTAGAATCCCATACCGTAATTAAATCTCCTTTCTCAGGATTGCCCATTTCAGCACGGGAAATGCCATAAATTTTGGAGTGGTATTCACTCCCTGACCTGTACCAATACACGTTCACACCGCCACTATGGGAAGTCCCCGACAATCGTGGGTTTGCCTTAGTCCAAACAGCCAACTCCTCACCACGATAAGTACCGTTCACTACTTTCTGGAATACCTTAGAAGCTTCTTCTTTAGAAGACACATCCCAAGCAGGTAAACGGTAGTCAATTACACCACCTTGCCCTGAAGCATAGATTGCATCGTAGAACTTACCATCAGGACGTTTATTCTTACCGTGACTAATACGACCTGAACCCGGTGTTTTAGCAATTTGAGTAGTTGCACTTACTTCAGTAAAACACTTACCGGCACTAGTAATTCCACTTACTACGCGAGAATCATACCAAGGTAAGTCAGCAGCAACTCCCCACTTATGCCAAGCAGCGGCACCCATAGGATTAAAGCTAGGATGATAAGCACCTTGGTTCAATCTAGGAACTACACCGCATACATCGAAGTAACATTCATAATCCACACAGTTAGATGCATATCTTGCAGTAAATACACCAAGTTCGGGCTTATCGTTGTATTGTTTTAACTGGTAAGAAGTAAAGTAACCAGTAGAACCAGTCATTACAACATCACCACCTGCTTGTGCTTTAACACGAGTGCCGCCATCCCAGTTAAGGATATTTTCAGCAGTAGTTACACCAATACCAACAGGATTAATATTTCTCCACTTACCATTGCCAATACCAGCAATAGTACGTTGACGTACACGCCATTGAACAAGCCGGCCATCATCAAGTAAATAAATGTTGTGATCAGTATTAGAGACCAAAGCTCTCTTTTGATCATCAGTTGCAGCCCAAAAATCAACGCCTTTACCCTTCGAGGTTGTATCTCCATCGAATACCGAATAGTAGGTAATAGGACGATTCGATTCTTTTGTTGCAATCCCTTCGATGCTTGTTAATTTTGACTGAATACAACCATAAGGATAAACAAATGGATTGGCCTTGCTGATTTCTTCTAAGAAGTACTCAAAACCAAACATATCTACACGGTTGATTACTACTTCTTCTGTTAGTGGCCGGATATCTACAAGATGAACCAACATACTTGCAGTAGTACTACCTTTTGGCTGAATCAACAAAGAACGTGCAGCAGTAAAATCTAGCTCTACTTCGTTAACACCTTCGTGTAAATCAATTGCCTTATATGTACCAGCTACTGGTTGGTACTGTACTACAGGTCTAGCACCACCCTGCAAATCACTAATAACTATAGTAGCTTTAACTTTAGTTCTAGGGGAATCTGTAGGCGTTTTAGGTGATAACTGACCGTTAATTGAACCATTATTAGTAATACGTAAAGCGCCATTTTCAGGCGTCAATACAGCGTAATTACCATAAGTCCATTCAGAGGTACCATTACGGAAATCAGCATTTTTAAGCCACCCCTCAAAGGCACGAGCTACAGCTTCATTAACTGAACCAGCAACGTCACCATACTTAGGGTCTACATCTTTAGTTAGGTCTAGTGTAGCTTTGCCTGAACCACGACAATTACCAGTCGAGTCATAAACAACTGTACCGATAGGAGCTTCAGGGAATTTAATAGCTACTCGCTTGTCTAGTTCATTAATACCAATAAGTTTAGAAATAAAGCCAGCAATAGTAGTTACAGGGAATGGAGTCTTAGATGTACCTGTTTGACCGCCGTCTGTAACACTACGACCCATACGAACTTTATTGGCTTGGTCGGTAATGGCTTCAGTAGTCCACATACCTTCATTGATAATAAAGTTATTAACATTGTTGGTATAACCAGTACCATAATGAACAAAACCACTAGCAGCAAACTCATTAGAAGCTAATGCTCTTTGAGCTTTCATGTTTGCTTCGCTTTGGCAATAGATTTGCCAACCAACATAACTACCGGATTTAATCTCTTCCGCTACTTGCTTTGTTTCATTCGCTAAGGCTTCAGTTTGCGTTTTCAGGGTTTGAGCATCGGTTTTACTTTGTGCTGCGCTTGTAGCTGAAGCAGCCGCTTGAGTAGCCTTTTGTGTTGCCGTTGATGCTGCTTGTTCGGCGCTCTGTTTTAGTGAAGTCATTTCACTAATTGCTACGGTTGATTGCTGCGAAATGGCTGCTTTTTCTGTGGTAGCTAGATCCGTGATTTCGGTTTTGCTTGCACTAACTAAGGTGTTAATTGCACCCTTGCTCGTATCGGTAAGTGACGTAATGCTATTAGTGCCACCAGCGACTAGATCTGAAATTTCACCCTTACTCGTTGTCGTAAGAGTCGTAATATCTTTCTTGCTCTGAGTAGCAAGAGCCACAATGTCACTTTTGCTTTTGGTAGCTAGCGCCGTTATTTCACTTTGACTCGTAGAAGAAAGTGAAGAAATGCTGTCCGTTCCACCAGTAATAAGCTCGGCAATATCGCTCTTACCAGTAGTTACTTGCGCAGAAATCTGGCTCTTACTTGTCGTAACCAGTGTTGTGATTTCGCCCTTAACGGTAGTCGCTTGCGTAGCAATAGCCGTACTAATAGCAGTAGCCTTGGCATCAATTTCAGTTTTTGATGTACTTACAAACTGCTCAATATCTGTTTTGGTTTGCTGAACTTGAGAGGCTTTTAAATCCACATCGCTTTTTGCTTTGTTCACTAAAGCCAACGTATCCGCTGCATCAGCCGCATAGCTCTTCGCTGAATACTTACCTGGTTCGACTTCGACACCTTGCGCCGCATTAGAGTATTGACGAACAAGGTCTAGAGCCGCCTGTGTATTATCTAGATCGTTTTTAATACTTTCAGACTGAGCGATCAGGTTTGTGATATCTGACACCAATGTTTGAAGTGGCACAACCTCAATAGTTGAGCCGTCATCAGTGTGAATAAGAACCTTGTCAGCCGTTGATGTGTAATAACCTCGAAGGTCATCAAGCAACACTTGTTTTGAGTTGATAGCCGCCGCGACCATTGCGGCCACACGAGTTGCAATAGTTACTGAAGTATTTCGAATGATCGCATACTCACCATTTGCTGGTGGAACGCCAGTAAATGGCCTGAACAGTGACAAATGTTCGTTATCGGTGATCGATTCGACCTCATAAATACTGCCAGCTATGAACATGATATCGCCAGCTAGCGGTTTATTTCCGGCATCAACCCATAACGTACCAACGCCTACAACCTCTTTTGAGCCGTCGGTTACAGTTACCGTACCTCTTCGATACCAGCTACTACTCATTGTGCTCTACTCCAATTAATTAGCGTGGTTGGTTTTTTATATCAGCGCTCTTTTGTTGAACGATGCTATCTGCTTGGCTCTTGTCGCCTAGCATTGTTCTAAAGGCGTTTAATGCTGTGGTTGCACGAGCGGCGTTAGCGGTAAACTCCGCATCCTCACTAAATGCTCGGTAGACAAGCCACTCAATGATCGCGTTGTCGTACATCGGGTTTAGTTCGCATTTGGTTTCAGAGTCGTAATCGCTTTCAGTTATTGGCGTAGGCACTTTTGCAAATACGCACTCAATGGTTGTTCCAGAAACAACCGGAGGATACATATAGAACGTGGTTGGATTTCGGTCATCGTAAAGCCACGCCTTGGCCGCGCTAGCAAGAGGCTCTGAACGCCATTCAGGGCGATAATCATCAAGCATCTTCAAATCCACATTGCCAGAAATGGCCGCGCCGCCTTTGTTTCGCAGAACATCAACAACAAAACGGGCACCTACTGGAATTGTCTGAGTTGAACCCTCAACACAAACAAAGTCCTCATTGGCCGTTAGCGCATCAGATCGAATTGCTAGGATTGCTCGAACTGCCGAGTTGAACGCATCAACCCAAAACGCTTTATCCCAACGGATCATGTTTTTATCGACAACGAGACGAGCTGCCTCATCGATCAAGTGTTTTACCGGAGTGTTATTAGCAGACATACACACCTCTAGTAGAAATTGTGCTTACGCACTTTGTTTTTGAATGAATTGAAGTTGTCTTTGCTTAGTCGGTAAGCGCGGCGATAACCCTCGATAAATTCACGCTCGTACATCAACGCGAGATCAGGGTTAAACCAATTTGTGCCAACCTGTAGTCGGAGTCGGTAAGCAGCGCCAGCCGCTAGAGCTTCGCCGTAGTTTTCAACTAGGTATGAATTAAGGTTGTTCTCATCGAAATTTAGCTTTGGTTTTAGTACCGCCGTAACGGTCACCGCATCAAAGTCATTCGTGAATGTGAACTCGTTGGTTACAGGATCAAAAACGTAGTCGTCGTTGACGTAAAGCGGAGAACCGCAATTACTAACTACGCTGTCAATTTTTAGAATTGCTGAATCGGTAGGAATACCAGCAACCGGAATTTGCACACCAGACACAACGGCGGTCAATTTGACCTTTGTTTTTAGGAACTCTGATTTCTCGCAAAACTCGCGGTATGAGTCGCGCAAGGCGTCATCCATCATGATATCGACAACGCCAGCGCAACGCTGGCGCACTAACCGATATAAATCAGATAGTGCGCTCATCATTAAGCCTCTGGAATACCGTGTTTAGCGTGTAGCTTGTCACGCACTGCCATGCGTAGAGCTGACGCATGTGTTTCGCCTTCTGGAACTTCCAACGCTAGCGGATCAATTGGAAGCTCTTCTGCTAGGATAACGGTTTCAAGTTTCGCCTTGGTGTATTTGGAAATGTTGACGACTTCACCATCAACCATAACGAGCCAAGTGTTTGCTTTCTCTTCTTCAGCTTTTAGTTGCGCCGCTCGTTCCGCTAGTTGCTGACGCTTTTGCTCTTCAGCTTGTAGGCTCTCGATTAGAGACTGAGCACTTTCAGGAGTAGCAAAACAAGATTTGATTTGCAGTAATCGGTGCGCCACTTGTTCCGGTACGCTGGTTGGTTCGCCACGGTTAAAGTAGTAGTCACGGCCAAGCGTGTTTACTTTTTTAATTGGCTTTTCACCGATCCAAACAATTTTCTTTTCTGCTGTCATAGTCAATACCCTTATGTGTATTCGATGTGTTGAGCTGCGGCCATTGCCACAGAACATATAAAAAAGGCCAGCCAATTATCTGACTGGCCTGTTTTTCAACAGAGTGGACTATCTTAGATAGTGCCGACTGAAGTGGTGTAAATCGCTAGACGGATCTTGTCTGCTGGAACTTTGGCACCTGCGAAAGTAAGAACTAGACACTTATCTTTTTCAGCAACATCTTCTGACGGGAAGTAACCAGCCGCATCCGAAGACAATACGCCAGCCGGAACCGCCGTAGCCGTGCCGATCACATCTTCTAACTTGGTGCCAACTTGAGGCTCGTGAATACCATCACCTAACAAGGCTTCGTTCAGAGTAGCCTTAGCAGTTAAGCTTGCTACTGCTTCGCCGTTGGTAAGAATCTTAACTTCCACCAGCTTCACGCCAGCCTCAAGTCTTGCTGCGATAACCGAGTCACCATCAGCAAGTGCCGGAACTTCAGCGAACATCACTGAAAGGTTACCGTGAGTACCGTTGTAGACGTTTTGCTTAACAGCTGGTGATACTTTAACTGCCATTGCAATTCTCCTTTGATTCCGATGAATAAAGGCTGGCTAGATAGCCAGCCAGCC